CCGGTAGGTTTCGGGGATTGCGGGGCAGGCAGGGCGGCGCGGGTTTAACTCTTAAATAATCGCGATATAAAGCCCGCTGGCGGGCATAAAAAAAGCCCGCCGGTTGTCACTACCGGCGGGCGGGTTGCGGTTGCTGGCGGGGCTTATATGTCGATTGTGACTGTCGCGCCTGCCAGTATTTCGCGGATGATACTTTCGACCGCTTCGCGCTGGTCGTCTTCATCCGGCGCATCCGGCAAGCGGTCGTCTATCATTTCCCCGATTTCATAATCAAAGTTTGAAATATCCAGATTTTCGATTTCTTCCCGCGCCGCATCGCTGGCCACCCGTTCGGCCACCTGTTCGGCTAGGGCTTCAATGCGCGGCTCTAGCGCAGAAAAAAGCGGGGATAAAACAGCGTCCAGCGCGTCCGCGCTCCGGATTGCGGCGGCATCCGCTCTTGCCGCCTTGTCTCGCAGGGTTTCGATTTCGGCGGCCTGCTGGTCTATCTTATCGGCGGCGGCTTCAATATCAAAAGCGGTCGCAGATTGTCCGGCTTCGCGGGTATCACCGGCAAGGCGGCGCAAGTATTCCGCGCCGGTTTCTGGGGTTTCGTTTTGGATTTGTGTTTCTAAGTTTTGCATTTTGAATGCTCCCGTAGTTTGAACCGGTGGCCAGCCTGTCCGGCCACCTATGGGATAATATGCGCTAACTTTTTGAAAAAGTAAACCCCGCCGGATTAGGGCGGGGTTCGCTGGGTTTAATGTGCGGGGGCTTTAATCAAACCGGCCTATCTTTTGCCCGCCGGTCTCGCGGTCGATTATGGCGGTTATCCCGTAGGGGTAAACATAACAGAAAAACCGGCCTTCAAAGCCGAACCGGCAAAGCGGGGGCAAGGGGTCATCATCGGGGCTGGTATATGTCCCGTCCGGTTCGACTGTCCCCTGCCATGCGTAGGAAAAGCCCCCAAATTGATATTCAGCATCCATCGCGGCGGCTATGTCGTCCAGCGTCCGCGCATTGTGTCCGATAAGGGCGGCGGTGAAAAAATCCGGAATAATCCCGCAGGCTTCCAGAATATCATTGGGGGCGGCCTGCCCTATCTGTTCGCATCGGGCGGGGTTTAAAACCCTGTCCAGTAAAACATCGGATGGCCGGATTTGTAGTTCAATAACATTTTGCATTTCATATGCTCCCGTAGTTTGGGCGGCGGGATTGCCTGCCCTATGGGATAATATGCGCTAACTTTTTGAAAAAGTAAAGCGGGCATAAAAAAGCCCCGCCGGTTAGGGCGGGGCGGGTTGTTATATGTGGCCGGTGATTATGCGGCGACCTTGTCCAGCAATGCGCCCGCTTTCCGCTCTAGGTCGATGCGGCTGTCTTGGTGCGGGTTGTCCCGTGCAATGGCGGTTATCGCCTGCGCGGCGTCCCATACTGTCCGGACGGGCTTTTGCTCTTCTTCAAGGTGACGGGCGGCGGCGGCCTTTGCCATGCGCTGGCTTAGCCCTGCCCGCTTGGCCAGAAAATCCAGCGCGCTTTCATCATCGCTGGCAATCTTGGCATCCTGCGCGGCTTTTACACCGTCCAGAAAATTAGCGGTTGCACCATGTGCAAAAGACTGCAAGGCCGGTGCGGCTTCATACGCGAACCGGTCGGGGGCGAATTTAGTGTGGCGGATTTTGATTTCCTGAAAATTTTCAACGCCCCAAAGATTGCGGTTCATGCAAACCCCGCGCAGATACATGGCCGCAATTCCGGCGGTCTTGCTACCGGTCTCGCTGTTCCATGCGTAAAAGCCCCGAAAAACTAGGTCAGGGTCGCCGTTCGGCAATTTGCCAATTTCCAGCGGGTGCGTATCGTCTACCAGAAAAACGAAAATATCGCGGTCGCTGGCAAATAGCGTTGTCGTGTCCAGTGTCACGGGGACAAAGGGATCATAAATTGCCCGCCCGTGTTCGGTGCCGGTCATCATGCCCGGAACCTTCCAGCGGTCAGGGTCGGCGAATTTCTTCACGGCGTCCAGAATTTCATAATCATAAATGCGCCCGTATTCGGAACCGGTGGCCGCCCGCAGGTTTCCGCCTTCCGACCGGTGGCCGTAGGCCTTTACCAGTTCGCGGCTACGGTTATAGCGCAAGCCCCATTGTAGGGCGTCCGCCGCAATAGGTGCGGGCAAGTCTTTCAAATAGCCTGCTGGTGCGCCTGCTAACTGGGCAAGTTGGCCGAATGACCAGTTGGACGGGGTGTTGATATGTTCGTCCCCGTTTTCGTCCGTGTATTCGACCAGAATATCCCCGCGGCTGGGGTTGTTTTCATCAAACTGCCCGACAATCTGCATTTTGTGGGTGTTCACAATGCGGCTGGTCATGTTCTGGGCGTCCCGCCGTTTATAGGCCAGCATATCATCCAGCGACAAAAATCTTTCATCGGCTGGGCGGTTCCACCAGTTGGACGATACCGCGCTGTTGCCTATGCCATGCGTCAAGGCGTCCGTCTTATATGCGCCGGTTACGGCTGTTTCGGTTGTGTTTGTTTCGATAATGTTTTGCATTTTAAATGCTCCCGTAGTTAAGCGGGCAGGATTGCCCGTAGGGGTGTTATCTCATAAACCCGCATATAATGCAACCTAATTTTTTGAAAAAGTAAAAAGCCCCGCCGGTTATATCAGCGGGGCGTATATATGCGGGCGGGATTGTCCGGCTATTCTTTGCCTATATCCCCCGCTACATGGTGGCGGATAGTTGTCCCCGCTGGCAGGGATTTAACAAAAGCCCGCAAGCGTTCGCCGTCCGTCTGGGCTTGTTCCTGTTTGGCGGTATGTTCCCAATGCAGATTTACATTGCCGCCGGTTGCATAGCATCCGCCGCGCTGATTGGTGCCGATTTTCTTTTTACTGTTCCCGTGCGCTGTAAAGGTCACGATATAATCACGGCCAAGCCTAGCGCATAGCGGGGCTTTATCCCCGCCGCAATTACTGCAATTTGCGCTATCGTTATATTCAGCAGGGCATCGGATAAACCGGACGCCTTCCAGCGTTTTATTTTTCCCGTTTTCAAAATAATTTTCGGGGACAACGGTCACGATAGGGGCATCCGTTATCTGGCGGGCTAGGATAGCGGTTTCCGGATTGGCCGCGCTGTAATTGATGACGGTTTTATTTCCGGCCAGTTTATGCGCCCAGAATAGCGGGTGAAAATGGGAATAGGTAAAACTATGCCCGCGCTTTGGTTTAGCGTCCAGCAATGCGTCAAGATATTCATAATCAATTTGCATTTCTGAACATCCGCGCCCGCTGGGATTTAGTTCGCAGGATGCGGGGCAGGTTCCAAATTTGTCCCGATTGCCCGCCCTATATGTGACGGCGCAACCGGTTGTCTTTTTGGCGGTGCTGATTGCGGTAGTTTTAAGCATCGTTTTCATCCCCCATAAGCGGGTCGCCGCTTTCCCTGCACCAGTTTTCAAACATTTCGCGGATTGCCATGTCGATATAATCGAAAAAGGTATCGTCATGCTGGCGCAATATATCCAGCACGATTGCGGCGGTTTCCGTGTTGGTTTCCAGCAGGCTTTCAATCCAGTCGGTATCAATCCGGATAACTATTTCATTTTTTTCCATCGTCTTAACTCCCGTAGTTATATGCGATTAGTCCCATATATATCCCAAAGAAAAAGCCCCGTCAATACAACGGGGCTAATTTTTTGATTTAGTTATTTTCGGCGCCTTGGTTTGGGTAGTTCATGGGTGCGCCGTTTCAGGTTGTTATATTCGCTTCCATATAGCAAGCGGCCTATTAGTCGAAAAATAAACATTAGTTGGCAGTCTCCCGTTCTTTTATGTTGATACCAGAAACGACAAAATCCAAATCGCTTAACCAACTTTCGATTTCGTCACTTATATGCTGAACATCGAAAAAACTTTCGTCATGTTCGCGCATCTCGTTATCCCGTTTCATCGTGAATGATACGGTGAATTTCGTGTTACTCATCGCCCGCCCCCTGTAGTTCATCCCACCAAGAATTAAACTCTTGGCGCAATTCTGGGTCAGAATTGTAAATTTGTTCCAAAAGATTTGCGACATAGTCCACAAGTGACGCATCGCCCCGAATATCGCGCAAGTCATCCTGCGCCAAGATTTTGAAATCAACCGTGCTCATCGTTTTATACTCCCGTAGTTTGTTAACGATGCCCCATTGTATGCGATTATATAGGACTTATCAAGTCAAAAACTGTTTCCCAATGAAATGGCTGTTGGCAACGGAATAACGGCTCGACTGCTTCAATGCCGTCCATCTTCAAATCTACCGCCGCATTTGCCGGATACAAAAGGCATTCTGCCGGTTCGGTCGGCTTGGTTTGCCGCTTAATCAAAATCCAGCATGACCCGTGCTGGTGTTTAGTAAGCCATGCAACTTGGGCTGGCCGCAGTTCAACACGGTTGCTGGTGGTAAACTTTAACTCGACAAGATGAAACTCGCCGCGCTCATCGCAAATCAAAACATCTGGAATGCCCGCGCCGATATAGTTTTCAATCCGCGTCAAGTTCCACTTCTTCCGCGTCCTCTGTGCGGCTTCCTTCACTTGCTTGTAAAAGCCTGCCTCTCGCTTTACCGCGATTACCGGTGTTGTCTTTTTCTTCGGCTGTGATGTCGATTGTGATTGGGGCATAACTGTTCTTAATCTCCTCAAGTGCTTTCAAAACATCTTCCTTATTCATGCTGTCGATTGACCCATGACGGATTTCAGATTTACTGACATAGATGTCGCCTTGTGCTTGCCCCCGTCTATACTCAGCCTGCACGGCGGCAGAGTAAGCCCCGTTCTGCAAAGCCATATCCCGAATTACTTGCAGGTCACGGATGTGACGCTGGTAGGTGATGCCATACTTCTCATCCAGTTCCCGCCGGTAGGATTGAATAGCGGCGACAACATGGGGTGAGATGTGCGGGTTGGTTAATTCATAAGCCCGCGTGTGAGCAGACGATACAGAGTATCCGGCATTGATTGCCGCGTCTCTCAAAGTTATCTGCCCGTCCTTACTGACCAGTTCCTTAACAAACAGTTCCTGCTTGCGGGTCAAAGGCTGGTTCACACTGGCCGGTGGTCTGCCCCGCGTTTCCATAGGTTTTCCCGTAGTTTTGGAAGGTTTGGCTCTAGGCATAGTCTTTCCTCAGTTAAAAAGGTCTACTTTGGGTAATATACACAAGAAACACCTATATAGACCAGAAATTATTTTTTTTATTTTTTTCAGATTTTGACGCACTAAGGCCGTTTTGTTGGTTACATTTTATAAAAAAAATATGTAACCACTTATGTAACCACATAAAACCTCTGTAATCCTTTGTCAGTAAGGGTTAGAGAGAGTGGTTACAAAAGTTACACTGGTTACGGGTATATTTTACTGAAAAATATTTTTTTTAATTTTGCTCCTATATAGCGTAACTGTAACTTTCTTTTGAAGAAGAGGTGTCGTTCTCTGGTTTCGGCACAAAAAAGGGGCGACCCGAAAGCCGCCCCGTGAGCCGTGATCCGCGGGCTTATTACCCAGCCCTGCGTCTCTTAGGCACTTCTTTATGGATTAGTTCCAGCCGTTCAAGTTTGACTGGCTCTTCCCCGTCGTTCATTCCGAACACCCCTCGATGATCGGCGAACCATTCTTCATGATCGGTGATATCGAAGATGTTGACGGGGACGGGTTCTTCAAAAGTGAACATATGTGTCCAATCGCGGCTTGCGGCTTTGACTGCGTTAGTCGCGGCCTTTTCGATTGTGTCCCCATGCCCCCATGAAGAGCCCCCATAGATAAAGATAAGTGCTAGATACATATCCAACTCCCGTAGTTGTGATTAACGATGTCAAACAGCGAGTGGGTTTGCCACTTCTTTTGTTATTACTTAATAATATCAAATACTTAGATATCAGGTATCCCATATGCGACATATCCCATACTATAAACGACAAAATAAGGGGTGCGACAATTTGCCACACCCCTTATTTATCTTTCCAAGCGTCCCA